CTCCAACACCACTAGACCCGTTGTTATATGTAGCATTAAGATTTGCCGTTGCCTGTGCTCGACAAGGTTGGTGATAATGTATTCCCGCCGCCGCAATCGTATCTACATACTGCTTGGTGGCTGCTTGCAGTGTAGCAGTCGGATCGGCATTAAGAATTAAATTACCTGTCATTGTACCGCCAGCTTTAGGTAAAGCTGCGTTTGCGGTAGTAGTCGTAGAGGTCAGAACCGCATCTCGAGTAGCAATGTCTACGCCGTCAACAGTTCCTCCAACAATGATGTTGTTGCCGACAGTAATGTTATCGCCAGCATCCTCTTGTATTACTTTAACCGCAGGTAATGTCAGGAAAATAGACTTTGTTCCTGCCCCCCAGTTTACTGCGCTGCCACTGTTTGATGAGTCAAGAACAGTTGTTCGGGCCATTGTTCCACCGGAAGAGGTAAAAGTACCTAGACCGACTTCCCAGTTAACCTCGTCTGTTATAGCATAGTACGCAGTGTCTGCGTTACTCATTACAGAACTAAAGGCATCAAACCCCGCGACTGCACCACCGAGAGTGTACGCACCTGTTCCGGTGGTGTTTGTAGTTTCCTTGACTCTATCAGCAACAATAAGCGCCATACCGAGATCTCCTTAAAATTAGGCGATCCGAATGATCGCGTTAGCCGCGTCCGCTACTGGGAACTGGATAGTGAAAGTCCCTGTTGTGGATGTCTTATCGGAACCAAAATCAAGAACTGCGACTGTAGGGTCTCCCGCAGCGCTGTCGTTATAAATTAACGCGCCCCGTGCTGTAATTGTAGCAGACGTAAAATCTTTATCAGCGAAGTCTGTCAAGGCTGTTGTGCCCGAAGTTGTCGGCGTCACGTTGGTTAACGCACCACCTCCAGCAGTGTAGCTCCCTGAGTTAGACACCTCATTAGACGAAGTATACGCTGTAGTTGCTGCCGTAAATGTAGCACTATTTGTATACAATGCGAGTTTAAAAGTGTTTCCGCCGGAAGCACTAAAATTGTGTGTAGCAGTCATCAGTTCTTTTTTGAACGATGTACACATGTAGTTACCAGTAAAGGCCATCAGATTCTCCTTAGTTGTTCAGCTAGGTCCGAAAAGCCAGCCTTCTGAATTTTAATGCACATTGTTGCGCGGTCTTCCTTGACTGCCATCTTAATGTAATGAGAGACAACATTCAACATTTGTGTTTTAAATGCTTCGGCCTGCACCCTAATCTCTTCTGGAGCAGTGTCAGAAACACTCATAAGTTTGTCCGCGCACATTTCTGCCACCGTATCTATACTGTGGCCTCCATCGTTAGATGTACGCACTTTAAAGTTTTCAAAAGCTTCTATTTGTATCATTGTTTCTGCCTTATAACTCGTCCAACTCGGTACTCTTGAGTCGTTTCTTTTGCTTCACCCAACATTTTAAGGGCGGTCATAGCCTCTGTAAATCTGCTGTTATACATTTGCATAACATCTTGCTCACCTTTGAGGTAAATGTTCGCCTCTACTAACGAGCCGTACAAAAGACACATCTCAGCATTGGTACTTAGCCAAGTTGTTTCAGAGCCTGCACCCGCAGTTAAACTAAGGGGCCTATAAAAGTAATGCATTTCACAGTCATAGTTTGCGTCTGGGGAAGGTGACAGTAAAAAATTATTTACGTCAAACTGGGCGTAGTATTTAGGCTGACCTTCTGTCGTAGCGTTTGGGGTATACGTTTGACAAAAGGAAACGTCCTTAAACTCTACAAAAACTTTGTCACCATTAACGGTGTAGCTTAATGAAAACGGAGCCAAGAAATCTGTAGGAGATCCTAAGTACTCAGAACTTTTAACCATGATCGCATTGGCATTTTTACGGAACAAATCAAGCTGTACATTTTTTAAAATGCGTTCTTCTGCGACTCGGATAAACAAAGGCAGGTTGTTAATAAAACTTGTCTCAGTGTTGTCAGTGTAGTCCTGTATCGCCGTCTTTAGTTCATCATATGTAAAGCTCATGTTATCACCACCGTAGCTGTGCCGACAGATCCTGTGGCCTGTAAATTGTCATCTGGGGAAAGGCCCGGCAAGTAATTAAATCCCACTGGATTCCATCCCCACTGTAACGCCCGTTGTTCCTCTAAATTTGTTTCTGGTCTCGGGTTCCTCAATGCTTGAGGATCTGGATACGCTTTTGGTGGGAACAACTGAGGCTGCTTGGGATCAAACTCATCAGGACCAACCTTGGCCCCCGTCCACTCCACCTTCATGTCACGAAGACGGTATCGACGGCCTGATCGATCCGATATACCCCATGCTTTGCTGCCACTCGCGTATGCCATTAGACCCTCAAATAACTGAGACTAGGTTGAAGTTTCAAAGGAGTTCTCCCCTGATCTTCATCCGCTGCTCGTTGGAACTCTTCTTCGTAAACAGTCTTTAACAACTGTACACGTTCTGGTGCTCGTTTCATAGCAATGTAGTAGGATAGTCCTGCAGCCATACAAGGATAGAACCGGAAGGGCAGATCTGTTGTATTAACCAATGTGTCAGCATCTTCGATCCTCTGAACAAAATAATAAATAATTTGATCTGTAGAGTTCTCAGGTACAGCCCAAAGATTCAGAACTGGATTAATCTGACGGTTTAGCCAATACTGGCTAGGTCTTCCCTGCGTTGTTTTATTCGGCAGAGTTGCGTACTCTCCCCTGGATATTCTTTGAACTTCGTAGTCAGTATTGTTTCTACGAAGAACAACATCCAATAGATCAACTACATTGTCAGAAAGAGTTTCTTGTGCCTGACCCTGCGTGAGATCAATCGTATGAGACTTAACAGTCCACAGGTTCAACCCTCTGTTGGCCCATTCTGCAAACATGAGATTCAAAGATCGACGAGCAGTTTTGGCATCGTAGCCCGTGCGTACTTCTATACCGCACCGCTCGTATGCTTCCTCGATAAGCTCACCTACATCGAGATTGAAATCTCTTGATCCAGAAGTTGTCATTACATTCCGCCTTTATATTTCCCACCGCGACCAGCCATAACACAGCCACCGTTCTTGTAGCCTTTATTTATCATACCACCCTTTGCCTTCTTCGCGGTTTTAGCCGCATTAACAAAGTCTTGGTTACTAGGCGCACCCTTGTCGCCCTTGTTACGCATAGGCTTTCCGCTTGCTCGACGTTTTCGGATATTCTCGTATAAACTCATATTACCTCTCCCTGTTGGTGGCGTGGATATTTGCTTTGCCATTTGGCTGCGGCTGATCATGATGTGCGTTCCTTACCAAAAAATCCTGCCACATGGGCTTGATCATGTTGTAGTTTTCTTCAACTTTGTAGGACGTGACCATCAACTGAGCATTCATCTGGTAAACCTGCATAGAGGCCCAACCCAGAAGACCCAAGGCAACAAACGACACCAGTTGGCTAACTTCTAATCTCATAACTACCACGCCTTACAAGACCAATATTTGGCCTTTAATTTATCCATAGTGCCTTTATCGCACCCATGACGAGCCCGAAACGACTTTCGCCGTTTAGGGTCTGATTTTTTAATCTTCATATTGGCGTCCCCGAAACGAACTATTTTTTCTTTACCTTTGTCACAGGCTTTAACAACAGACTTTTTCCCACCAGAAATCTGACGTTTAGGTTTGTTGCATTTCATTTTAGCCTTATCGATTTTAGGCATAAATTATTCCTATGACAAAAGAATAGTTAGCTCAGTCCCCGCTCCTGTCAGCGCAGAAACGTAAACCCCAGAAGTAAACAACATTCCATTCTCAGGAATGTATATCTCGTTCATACCTATGGGAAACTTCTGCGTTAACATTGTTGCTCCCCCGTTACCATTGGTAAGAGTGAACGAGCCTGCCGCAGTCGCGTATATGTTTACGGCTTGAAGTCTGGATCTGGACGGCCCTATAAGAGCCGCCGCTGAACCTTGTGCATGAGTGTACGCATTTATGTCTGATCCTGCCATCTAAGCTCTCCTTATGGACGGATTACAGTGTTGTATGCTTGCGCGTACATGATTGTGATCACCGCAACACCAGCAGTTGTAGCAGCAGATCCTGTCACTGTAAGTTTTAGATCAGCAGATCCTGTGTCTGCCCACTCACCTGTACCACCACCTTGTGTAGTTACAGTCTTGAGGCCAGCAGTTGTGCCAGTAGCCAATGAATTTAGGATTGTTGTAGCTCCACCAACTGTATCACCAACACTAAGGTTAGTTGTAGCGTTAGCCGCTGTTGATAAATCAACAATACAATTAATAATCTTGGAGTTTGCGGGGATAACCATATTAGTCGGTCCCGCTGCAATAGCACCGTTGGAAAGATCCATAGTGTGTGTCTGCATCATTACAACGTAACCTACGTTTGCGATGTCAGAACCAACAGTAGTTCCTGTTGTGTTTTTAATGTTGCCAGCCCGAATCGGACCAGAAAAAGTTGTATTAGCCATGTGAGTCTCCTGTCTTGGCGAATGTCAGTCAAATGTGACTGTCAGGGAATAACTCTTCATACAACACTTCAAGCCAAAAAGAAAGAGGCGATCCGAAGATCGCCCCTAACTGCAGTAATAGTCCGGAACTTATGCCCCAGGTGAACCAAATACACAACGTGGGTCAGAGAAGCCGAAGCTGTAACGTTCCCGTGCCTTGAAGCGCATATTCCCTGTGTCGAAGTCTGCTTCCATGTTAGTGGAAAGCGGAGTCCGCTCAAAGTGAATCAAGCCGCGAGGCGCGTCTGTTTTGATGAAGAACGCATCTGGATCAGTAAGGAAGTCGTTAACGGCATAACCGTCAGGCAACATACCCATTGAGCGAATTGCGTTAGTATCATTGTCTGCAGTGCCAACACGAAGGTTAGACACCATCAAACGTTCTGCAACGAATTGCAGTTGACGTGGAATCATCAACTTCAAGCCGCGAAGAGCGACCTTCAACCCACGCTCGTCAACATAACCAGCGATGTTGATAAGAGCGTCTTCCAAAGAAGTTTCGTTCAAATCAGCAGCAGTTGCTGGAGTATTAGAGAATGTTCCGCCGTTAGTTAGCGGGTGGTTTGTTGCACAAAGAGCAACGCCGTCACCGCCTGCACTAGCACCGCCTGTAAAGGCGTTGTTAAGAACAGCAGCAGCTTTAACCTGCTTAGAGTGCGCCATTGAACGAGCGAGGGCCTTAGTGTAGCGACTGCCGAGGCGGTCATACAGGTTGTCCTCGATTGCTTCCTCAGTGATTGAGAACGCAAGTGCAACGGTTTCGTGATTGTAACGAGCAGTATACGCTTCGTTAGCATCATCGAAGTTGATTGCAGAACCTTCAGACTTTGTAGGTGCTGCGCCAAACCCGGCCAACATAACTTCTTCTTCGAATGCACGATCAGAAGATTCTGTTGTAAAGATTTCGCTGTGCTGGTTTTCGTACCGATTGTACTCCATACCAAATAAGGCGTTAAGGCCTGGTTCTAGCTCTTTCGCTAGTTGTGCGCGTGATATAGCCATGTGTTAGACCTCCTTTAAACGCCAGTGGACGAAGGAGTACCCGCTGCAATCCCGCCATTGGCAGAGTTGAACGAAGTATTCAAACGAACGATTAGTGGGATACCAGCGACTGTGAAGTCTGAGTTATCAGGGTCATCTTGGACGCCAATAACACGAAGCTGAAGAGCAGCAGTTGCAGCAGAAGTATTCAAATCTGCAGTCGCAGAAGAAATTCCTGTTACGTCACTACCTGCAGTTGCAGTCGCCAATGCGATATTTTTAAAGACCATTGCACGAACTTCCGCTTCAGTGTTCGCCGCGCTCACTACATTAGATGTAGCGATTGTGTACGTCTGCATTGGATTGTCGTAAACAAAAGCTTTAATTGGGTAGTTAGTATCTGCGCCAGCAGCAGTACCCTGCCAAGTAGCCGACCAGATTGTCTTGCCGTCTGATGCGCGAACATATTCGCACCCCCAGAAAACACCCAAGAATGCAACGTTACCACCTGCAGCAGCTTGCGCTTCTGAGATAGTTCCGCCTGCGATTGGTATAACAGGAGAGCCCTGATATAATTTTGTATTGTTGTTTGACGCAATACGATACTCGGTAGCACCCGTAGTATTCGCACCTTGTCCAACAATACCAATGGGACGTAGCCCAAAGGATCCGTTAGAATTTGCCATAATAGCACCTCAATAAAAGTTACTCGGAGTCTCGTCTTGAACCTCCGAAGGATACACGACTTTGCCGACTATTAGATATCGGCATAGAAGGATGTTGGTCCTTCATTAAATCCTGATCGACTGCAACCATCTGTTCGCGGGTTCGGCTCCCGTAATACTCGGATCTTTCATTGGCGGTTTCGACAGGTATGCGACACAACATTAAACCACCTTGACCAATCACACCTTCAAACCGACCTTCGTCGATAGTAGGAGCTTCATAATCTGGATACTCGTCCTTTCGGACGGGTTCCCACCCTTCATGCAGTTTGGTGTTGACGTTCATCTTATCGTCTTCACCTCGCATTGAGGTTCGAATCCAACGATGCACATAGCCATCTGGGGCGTCTGGTGCAGCGAGGCGGCTGGGCGGAGCCCAAGGTTTTCTGCGAGTTTCTGAGGCTCGAGTTGCGTTCTTTCGCGGTGTTCTGTTGTCAGTCATTCTATTACTCCTTCACAAATTTAGCGTATTCTTCAAGAGGTACGCCTAGCTTTTTTGCAATCGCGACTTGTGAATGCGTTAACTTGACCGACCTGCGCCCCTGTTTAGTACTGCGGGATGCGGAGTTGCCAGCGGATGCGACCTGACTACCTCCACCCGATTTCTTCGCAGGTTGGAACTTGTGTGGAAATTCCGACCTAATGCGTTTATCAACTTCAGTATAGTACTCTGATGAGTCAGAGTCAAACCCTTCGTTATTGATAAGTTGTGAATGAATTGCAAACGCCGCTGCAGTCATCACCGTATCTTCACCAAACCACTTGTTAGTTTGCGCCCATTTCTCCGCTCTTGGATCCGGTTTAGGACGCTGCGGAGCAGGCTGTTGTTGAACTGGTTGAGGCTGTTGAGCCTGTTCAACTTGTGTTTTAGCCTGTTGTTCTTGACGAGCTTTCGCAGTGTTGTAGCGATTCTGTTCTGCGGTAACTTGCGCTAAAGCAGTTTGCGCCTCTACCATCTTGTCAGTGTCGCCCGTCTCATAAGCTTCTTTATAGATCCGCTTAATCTCTTCGGTCTGCGCTTGCAGCCTGCTTCCAAACTCAGAAAGGTATCCTGAGTCTAAAGCTTGCATACGGCTTTTAAGTTTTTTGTTTTCGTCAATCAGTTCTTGGGAAAGCCGAACAGCTTCTGCCTTGTCCCTCTCTTCCTGACGATACTTTTCAGTCAGCTTCTTAATACGGGATTGAACACCTTTACTATAGCTGTCCAGTTCCTCGTCACCGTTAGATGCTTCAACTTTTGTTTCTTCTGAGGACGCTTCCTTGGCAGGTTCCTCTGGCGGAGCTTCTGACTCAGGTTCTATATAAACCTGCTCTGTTTCTTGCTCTTCAACTTCAATTTTTTCTTCTGACATGAGTACCTCTCCTATATGTGTTTAACATCGTCAGGCTCGAGGATAGTTGCGATAACTTCGTCATCGTTGATAATACGAACTTCCCCTCCTTCGATTTTAAATCTTGAGCCGGAATACCGACCTATACAAACCCACTGGCCTTCTTTGCACCATGGTTCAGCCTCTGGGCCAAACTTATCCGCATCCTTATAAGCTAGGGGACCTAGCTTCATAACATAAGCCACTACGGTAGCAACGGACTCCCGTTCTCGGACTTCGTCAGGTATATACAAACCGGATGAAGTTTTCGCTTTTCCTTGGTACGGCATAACCAAAACCCGCCAACCTGTGGGTTGGGGAAGTCGATCAAGCAGGGGTTGTTCTAAGAGGTTTGGGTCTAGCACCCGTTCTTCTGAGGCCACATACGCGCTGTCCAAAGAAGAAGACTCAGCCTGTTTGGCCTTTTTGTCTTTGTTCATTTTCTGCGCGACTGAATCAGGAAGATATAAAGTCTTCGACATCGTCTACGTTTCTTTCCAGCAGGGTCTTGATTTCTTCTCTAGCAAGAGAGAGTCCCCGTATCTCTCCCACAGACATTTTATACTGCTCCCAGTCCTTTACAGCACCGTGAGAAAGAGCCCGAGATATATCTTGTTCGCGCTCTTCAAGTTTCTTATACAGATGTTTCGCCAAGTCCACAACATCCATTATAGGATGTCCTTGTATTCTTCTTGTGAATCAGATGTGATTGGGCCACCTTCTGCCCATATGTCACAGACTTTTTCTTTAGAACACATAAACTTTAAACTTTGGCAGTAGCCAACTTCTCCTGTGTCATCTCCGATACAACCCAACATTTCTTCAGTTTGATTGTACATAGAACACGTTCCACAACACTGATCAGTTAAATGAGCTTCAGTATAATTGTTCTCATATTCTGCCATATCCAGATTTTCCATGTTGGCTTCTGGATCTTGAGTTGGCAATGGGCAAGCCATTCCCTCTTCAGTTTCTTCCATTTTGTCTACGGGCATTCCCTCAGACATTATGCTTATTACAATAGTGCTACTCATTTTAGGTCCTTCCTCAAGTAGTCTATTTCAACCAATCATAGACCTTATTTGTTTCTTTAATCCTGTGATCTAACCCCGTGTACCCGCCGTTTATCCTGCGGGTCAGGCGTTTAATTGCATCATCATTAACACCTTCGTCACAAATTTTCCATAGGTTGTTAGATTTAAAGAACCAGATAGCGGTATCCATAGCGTAGTCCTCCTCAAGAAGAGAGGGGTCTTGAAGAACTTCTGGCTTACCCATGTCCGAAGCAAACGATTTGACGTTGTCATACCCGGTTAATTGAAGAAATCCTCGGCCTATGTATAAGCTGGCTTTTTCCTTAGAATCATTGCCCATTCTTCCAAAATATACGTTTTCTGCTAAAGCTTTTGGGTTACGCTCATACGGTTTTGCGCTTTCTTCTGTTGGAAAACGGCTAGGCCAAACTTTCATCATGGCCTCCGCACTGTAATTAAGGTTTTCTCGCACATATCTAAATGTGCCGCTTTCATGTATAACCTGACCCAAGAGATGTGCTCCACGCTCTGGAGACAGTTCGTAGTGCGATACAATGCCTCTAGCTGTGTTAGGTCCGAAAGAGCCATCCGCAGTACATCCGCATTTTTCTTGTAATAGTTTTAGTGCATTGCTCATTTATTTTTCTCCCGATCTGCTTTTCGTCGTTTCAAGAATGAATGCGTTGCCGATAAAGGACGCATCTTTTCCCCTAAGAACTTATGGTAATCCACATCCAAGTGATGATTAACCTTCAAAGGACGGTCACTCATAGGCGTAATATTAACCATATCATCTCCCGCATTAAACAGCCACCTGCCGTTTTGAGATTTTTTAAAGTACGCAAAAATATTAGTGGCGTGTTGATATTTGTAATTTGTCACACCCCCTACATAACAAAAACACTGATGCCCGAATGGACTAGCCGACATAATGAAATCAATGTCTTCGTCACACTCTATGAAATAGGGAGAATCTATTTTAGCTATCACCAAACCATGACGTTCTGCAAACCCATTAGTCTGATCAGTATGCCCCCCTGTCCATCTCATAAGTTGTGGGTCCATGCACTCCAAATCTATGTTACCGTCTTCCATGGTAAACTCAAAATCCTGCCACGCTTTTAACGAAAGACTTCTTTTCTGAAGTTCCAAAAGACCATAGCAGCTAGAAAAAGTAATAGATTTAGGGTCAAATCTTTTTCGCATTTTCGATGCGATCTGTGGTGCTTGCATATATGGACTTCGCTCACAGCGGTCTAAATAACGAAATTCCAGACCAGCGTGAAACGTGTACACGTTTAGCTCTATGTGTCGGCGTAAGGTTAAAAAAGGAATTTTCACAATATTACTTCGCCAACCCCTGCTTCTTTTCATAGCTACGAAGTCCGCCCAAACCGAGCATCCCCATCATAACAGTCATCAAACTACCCATATCAAATTCTGGTAGCTCTGGAATGTCAACGCCAGCGGCGGTTACGCCGAACACAATTAATGGCTGCAGTACGAAATGATAAGCGAAAGCAACGCCGCATACCCAACCTATGAAGGGTCGCCATCCGCCTTTAAAAACTGAGCCTGATGCAGCTTCAGCTTTGTTTATCTCTAATTGACCCATTAGCGCTTGCTGGGCATGTTGGTCGGACATTGTTGCGATCTCATGGGCCAGCTTGGCCTTTTGATCTTTATCCTCGATAACTTTATCTAGTAGCCCAGTAACAGGGCCCACCAAATTACTTACTAAACTCATCATTAGTTATTCGCCTTTCCTTTTGTGTAGGCCTCCTTGCCATAGAACGCGGCAACGATAGCTGCTACAGAAACAAAATACACACCAGCTATGGACGCTAGTGATTTCATGGCCTCATCAAGATTAGCCAAGTTACAAATAATTATTGATAAAGGATACAACAACATACCGAATAGTGCAAACCACGCCATTTGCCGTTGAGCGTCTCGTTGAGCGTCTTCATCAGCCATTCTCAAACGTTTGTCTTCTAATGCTAACTTATCCCACTCAGTTTGGTCTATTGTGCCGCTACCATCTAGATCGGCTTTTTCAAATTCTGTCATGTTAATCTCCTAATCTGCCAACGGGTTGTCTAATGCCCGTTGTAACTTACCCATCAATTTATCCTCTAGCTCTTTCATATCGCCACTCTGGGACACTCTAACACGTTCTCGTTGATTTTCGAAGCGAACTTCTGCGTTATCAATCATAGTACGAACCTTGTCCTCAGATTTACGCACCATATCCTCTATACGATCTGTCTGCTGCTCGATGCGTAAGATGTCATCTTTCAATCCGTTTTTAATGTCACGGCTGTATTCCACGGATTCTTCAACCTTTTCAGATATACCAGTTACCTTGGCGTCCATAACGTCCATTGCCTGTTGATATTCTCCAAGATCTAACCCTGCGACTTCTTCGATCTTTTGATACATTACGAATCCACCGTATAGACCGCCTACAACTGTGGATAGAAATGCAAATATAGCCACGATAGAACCAAACGACAGCTTCATGCCGCCAGTTTTAAACTCACGATCTGCAAGCCCATCAATGTTATCTGCTATCCTGGTTGTATCCATTAGTTTTCAAACTCCATTTCGCCACCAGCGTTTTGTAAGTTTTTTAGTGCTTCTATTTCATTGCGTAGTTTTTGTATCTCCAACCTGCGTTGCGTCAACTCGATTTGATAAAGATCATCACAGTTTATACGAGATTTAGGTTTATCTAAAGGTATAACGACACGCGCATACACACCTATATTTCTGCCACGGCTGTCAGTATCTAGGCCAGAAAGAACTCCGGTTACACCATACTCTAAGTTTATACCTCCACCCACAGCATTACTGCATCGAGTGCTGCCCGTTGAAAACGAATCCGATTGGTAGTTCATTGGAGGGCTCGGCAACGCAAGGGAAAGAGAATTACTGTCGGCTACGACAGAACTAGATATGACACAAAGAAGTAAAGTTAATCTCATGCTGGAGGTCCATCTAATCTGGAACATATCCTAGAAGCTATTACAGTTCTGGACGTGTCCGTCCTTTTTACTTTTGACGTAGTACACAGATATACCGCTTCGGGCGTATCTTTCTTTCGGAGGTATATATCAAAATCTTTGTGTTCTTTGTAGTCGACCTTTATAATTTTATACGTTGAAGAAAAAGGTATGTTCATCCAATTCAAATCAAACACATCAATCTGATAGTATTTTATCTCTTCTCTAGAGTTAAAAAGAGTCATCTCTACCTTGACCACGTTTTTAACATGGCTTGGCTTTACTTCTGGGTAGGCGGGGATCATCTCATGCGCTGTTACAAAAGAACCCCAAACCAAAAAAGCAGCGGTTAACCTACTTAGCAATGCAGCTTGCCTGCACAACAGCAGTGTATGTTCCTCCTGGGAACGGTTTGGCTGAACCATAAGTTGCACTAGAAGCAGTAGAGAACCATGTTGACCCTGCCAATGTTAAGTTAAAGTTTGTAGTGTTACCCACCACTGTCTTAGCTGCTTCGTAGGCTGACATGCCAGAAGCAGATGTCTGTGTAACACTTGTACTGCCCGTCCATGCAATCGTATCTGAAAGCGAAGGAGACGAGCTAAAAGCTGTCGGGTGTGTTATACTAGCTATGTAAGAATCTGCGATTGAAACGTCATACCGGATTATAGGCAGTACACCTCCATCTGCAGGAGTAGTGCTCAACTTACTGGCAATCGGGTTGCCATATGAACCCGCTTTAGTTGTTTGAATAACACATTTAGCTTCTACACTACCTGTGATCTGAACGTTAGCTGTTGCAGGAAATGCAACTAACGAAAGTATTGCTACAGAATATCTCATCATATTAAACCTCATCTATTGTACTGCATATCGACCATCTTATCGTGCAGTATCTGTTGTGCTAAGTTATTACGCAAGGCTTTCTTGTTGTCAGGTATTTCTGAATCCGCAAGACCGGGGGCATCAGCATACACGCCACCATTGATAGATGCATTGTAGTACATGGTTAAATTAGTCTGTTGATTAATAGCCATGATAATATCATCTTGTCCTTGTGTCTTAAATAGGGTCAGCGCATTGGCAGATGCAGTTAGACCCATCTCAATTCTACTTTCTTCTTCCTCTTCTTCTTCACTAAGAATTAGATTACCATCGTCATCGTACTGAAACTCGTCCGCTTCTAATGTATTGGTTACAGCATCATCTTCTAATGCTACATAAACTTTTACCTCTGGTATCTTAGGCATAGGCTTTACATACCCCGGACAGTTCGGGTTGGACTGCGGGTCAAAGCACTCGTCGAGCCTATAGCTATATATAACCACAGCGTTTTTGACCGAGCCTTTGCCTTCGATATCAATCGAACCTGCACCCCATTGGGTAGCTGGAATGTTAGCGAGGGGAAACGATTTGACAATAGTGTTGCCGGGAACTCCCGACCAATCGTCGGTTTCTCGAAAGATATAGCCACTTGCGTTAGCCTTCTTATTGCTAACATGAACTTTCATATCATCCTCTGGGTTTTTCACAGTGGTGTATCTGTAAAGAAGACCGTTTATATCAAGCCCTGGGACATCAGGCAGAACAGAACCCATCCCCCAGCTTAGTGCTGTGGACGCCGCGTTCCCTGTTGCCCCATAGCTATAGGGATCACATGAGGAATAAGAAGGCCAGAGTGCTAAAAATAACGCCCAAGCCCAATTTAGTTTCAACATCTTCATTGAAAATCTTTCTCATTGGGTTGTTCTGTTCATATTTAATTTGATCATCAACAGCTTGCATTTCCCATGCCAGCCTAGCTTTGTCCCCCACCAACCCATCCTTGGGACAGGGCGTCCCCGCGTTGAGCATGGCTTCAAACACTCTTTCGTCCTGACACATGACGGATACGGCAGCAACTTTCATGCCCATATCGTACATAGTTTTGGCGTTCT